TGAACCTGCAAGGTTGAAAGCGATGATGTTAGCAATTGCTGGGTCTACATCAGCAAGGCTGAATAGTTCCAAAGCACGTGTAACAAGGACAGAGTTACCGTACTCAGCAAGAGTAATAGTAACTGAAGTTGGAGCACCAATCTGGACAGAGTCACGCTCTGTTGATTCGGTGAGTGCAGTTGTCTGTTCAGACAAATCTGCGTATAGTTGTAGGACTACGGTTGAGCCAGGGTTTGCCAATTTAGCAGGGCGCTTGTCAGCGACACTACGAATTAGAGGCTCTGAACGCAACGCAAAGTCTAATAGTCGGTCATACGCCTTTTGGACGAGACCTGCACCACCAGCGGTACCAGCGAGATTGCCGGTCGAGGATGTATATGCATTAGCCATTGTTGTTCACCTCCTAGGTGAGTTATGAAATTACTATGATGTTACTGTTGTGAATAAATAATGGCGTTGAGTTCTTCTGCGGAAGTCGCATTTTGAATTCGCATCATTATGTCTTCTGCCCTATCTGGTGAAATAGCATTTTGAGTAACAGCATCCATCTGTCGCAAACTTGCGATATCTTGCTGGCTGAGTTCGGTCTTTTGTGGAGCCTGGACACCGAACACGTCACCATGTTCGTCCAGCCACGCCGAGATTGCATCTTCTGATGCTTCTAAGTCAGCAGGCACGAATGTTGCTATCTTTGCATTTACACCCTTTGAGGCGAATGTGTCTTTTATAATCCGCTCACGTTGGGCCTTGGTTAGACTTCCAAGGTTGGTTTCAAGGTCCTTGATTTTTTTCTCTTGTAGGCGATTAGCCTTACGGAGTTTCTTTACAAGGTCTGTATCTGAGTCAAACGAAGGGACATAGTCCAAGTCGTCGTCGTCATCTTCCCAATCGGTATTTATATCGCGGTTGTTGCTCATAGCAACCTCTCCCTATATTAGTAGTTGTCGCACGCCGCAATCATAATGGGGGATTATAATCGGTTCGTACTATCGGTCTTGTACACCACCCGGGGCCGATAGGTCCAGGTGGGAATTTAGTTATATTTGACCAGCAGGTGAACTATTGCTGTAGGAAGTTATTCTTCCTTGGAATTGTCCAGCCGATTGATTAAAAATGTTAGTGCCTAGTTCTTTAAGCCTCTTACGACGCTCAGACTCAGTACCTTGAAATTGTTCTGCTTCAAGTTCTGTTTGAATAGTCTGTGCATTTGCAGCATTAGCACCTTCAAAGATATTAGACAAAGCAACTTCTGGTTGAAGTACTTGACCAATTGTCTCATATCCTTGGTTAGCGATATCAGCAATCTGAGCCTCTGAACGGCCTTGACCAATGAGAGTAGCCGCATTTTTTGTAAGAGAATCTGCATTGAAAGAAATTCCTTTATCAGCACGACGCAACGCCTCAGTTGCAAAGGAAGCTGTCTTACGATTGATTTCTAACTGGGCTTCTCCGATTTTAGGGTCTAGAAAGAAGTCTGTTAAATCTTCTGAATTGTTAATATACTTGAGTTGTCTTAATGTATTGACATACTGTGGGTCTGCTGTAATTGTCTTCAACTTAGCAGACATGATACGCTCATCAAGTTTTTCAACAGTAACGTTGTTGGCTATGTACTTCTTGAGAGCATCAGGCTCTGCAAATTTAGAACTAATATTGTAACTCTTGATAAGGTTTTTTGTGCCTTCAACAAAGTGGAATAAGTCAGCAGCACTCTTAGGTTGAGTTAACCCTTCATTGAGGTAGCCGTATTGCTCATAAAAAGGAGAGGTTATTTTTGTGCCATTTTTTAAAGTATAATCTTTTGCATCTGTGTATAAAGATACGATATTATCGTAGTCAAGTCCCTCTGCAATTAAAGACATAAAGTACTGGGTAGATGAGTCAACTAGTGTCTTGCTATAGCCAAGGCTAGAAAGCAATGACTTGAGTACAGTTATATTAGTTGATGGACCAGTACCACCAGTACCGCCAGTACCGCCAGTACCGCCAGTACCGCCAGTACCGCCAGTACCGCCAGTACCGCCAGTACCGCCAGTACCACCAGTACCACCAGTATCACCAGTATCACCAGTACCGTCTGATTTGACTTCAACACCATCTTTGTATGTAATGCCACCCTCAGTGCCAGTAAAAGGAACACCACTAAAGTAAAGTATTCCACCAAGCATTTGAAAGATATTGCTTCCAACTTTAGCAAGTGATGCAGGGTCTACTTTTATTTTCTTTCCGCTACCAGAAATAAGATTGCCTTGTGCATCATATGTATTGCCGTACTCAGTTGTGCGTGTTTCTGGAATAGGTACACCAATTGGGAATATTTCTTTGTAAGTTCCAACTCCACCAGCACCAGTGCGAACAAAGTCAATTGTTGCTCCCGCTGCTTTGCCTTCTTGGGTTAGTTCTGGTTTTGCCTGTGCTTTATAACCAGCAGTAATGCGAGCATTGGCCTCTGTAGCAGTCTCGCCTGGAAGGCGATTTGCGCGGTCAGTAGACTTACCGCCAGCAGCAACAACGGCTGCGGTTTTAGCATCAATCTCTGCTTGAGTTAAAGGCTTTGCCTTTGCTTCTAGTCTTGCTTGATTTTGGGAATCTGTTGGCATTAACCTAGCGCCCCCTTCAAACTCTGGAATAAGTTAACTGCTTCATTCTTGGCTTTAGAGGTTCCGCCATAACGGGAATCAGCCATAACTGCCTGGTCAATTTCATATTGATTTGGTAAACGGAACTTGCCATCTGCGCCTTGGAAGTTAAGAAGTTTAATTGCTAACTTGTCATTCTGATTAATATCACTTTCAAGGTTTGCTGATAAAGATTTTAGTAGTGGGTCTATGATAGTTCTGGCATCCCCGCCAGATTTGACATACTCGGATACACCCATAAACTTAGTTCCAACTCTAGTACGAACATCAGTTTGGTATTTCTTAATTGTCTCGTCAATTACACCCTGGTCTGTTGCAGCCAAAAGAGTTTTAATAATGGGAGTTAAAGTTGCAATATTTGGTGTATCCTCATAGTTAAGACTGTGTGACTGGCTCAATAGGTCATAGTAGGTCTTTGCTGCGCCACCAATAGTTGCAGCGTCAAAGGCACCTTTAGGGGAGTTATCAACAATATACTGAGCAAGAAAATCTTTTTGTTCTTGCTCTGTGAAACCTTGTCCCGTAGTGCTCTGACTGCTAGTTGTAACTGCTTTCATTACAGGACTGCCGTCTTTATTATATGTAGCCTTGCCTTTAGAGTTTAGTACAGGCACATATTTAACAGTTGATTCAGAAGTAACAGTTGCTTTTTGGCGTGTTGCTTCTTTAGAGTAAGATGACTTAAATTTAGAAATTAAATCAACAGATGGATACTGACCAAATGTTTTAAAATAGGTATCTGATAGAATGTTTTCGGCATCAGTGCTATCTATAAGTTTAAGGGCAGTTGATATATCTTTGCTGTAAATTGGATTATAAGAAGGACCCTTAGTTCCTGTTCCTGCTGGCTTTGCGCCATACTTAATATCGTTTTCTAACCACTGGTTCCAAGTAACGCCATCAAGGTATGCATTCTGAAGTACTGTCTTAAAGGCTGAGATATCTTTATTATCAGTTGCGCCTAGCGGACCAGTTCCCTTTGACTTACCAGAACTGCGAAGCAATGCCTGCATATACTCAAAGTCACTCATGCCAGGACGAAGTGTTGAACTCTTCTTTAAGGCATCTAACTTTTCAGCAGCCTTGGCTGCAAAAGCAAACGGGTCTGAGATAGAAAATGCATTCTCATACAACCCACCCTGAGCACGAACTATTGCGCTGATACTCTGTTGTGCGTTGCCAGTTGTCGGACCAGCGGCACTGTTGCCAGTAATTTTTGTATTACCCCAAGGAGCATTAGCCATTTATTTATCCGTTTTCTTTAATAAGTTTGCAAATACAGAGTAGTACATACGAGAGAACGCTGGGTTGTCAAGCATCAGTTTATTTCCCAAGGTCTGCAGTTCCTCTCTATACTTTGTATTTAGCCAGAAACTACTTCCCAAATCGGGATTCGGTGTAACTCTTGCATCTTGTAATTGCTTGATTGCATTATCATAAGCAGCATAGAACTCTTTAACTTCAGTATAAATAGGAGACATTTTAAATGCTTCTTCTTTAAGAGCCTTGCCAATGGAAGCTGCTCGTGCTTCTTGTCGACCAGTAATTACATTGCTGGTAGGAGCATTTCCATATGCCTTATTAAGTGCAATAACTTGCTGTGTGTACCATACATCTGAGTAGGTATTGTCAGCCTGTTCTTTGCCAATTTGGGCTAGTTCTGACTTGTAAACAAGTTCCTCAGCAGCAGAAGCAATTTCTTCTGTGCTCAACTTTTCGCGGCGACTTGTTGCGCTCTGCCAGTTATAGTAAGCAACGGCTGCTTCTCCACCTGGGAAGAAATATGGAATTACATCAGCATCTTTAGTAGCATACTTAGTTACCATTTCAGGATTCTTGTTTAAGAAAGACCAAGCATCATCGGTTCCAGTAATAGACTTAGTAGAACCACTTATAATAGGCAAGATGTTCTCTTTGCCAAACTTATCCATAAATTGTGCTACAGCCTCTGGATAGTTACCAGGGTTTGCTTTTGAAATTTCATCCCATGCCTTATAAAGAACAGTTTGAGAGACAAAGTTGTACTTGCCCTCTGGTGTCTTTACTGCAGCCAGTACCTCTTGAGAAGGTGTTGCTGGTGCTATGCTCTGGAATAAGGATGTAAGCAGACCAACCCAGCGAGACATACCCTCTGCATCAGCAAAAAGTTTAGTTCTAGCAGCATCATTAGCAAATGGATTATCGCCATAGTCTTGGGTGGATGCTAGATAACCTGCCCAATCTTTAACGCCACGCTCAACGATTGTTTGGTCGTTAATCAAATATAAAATAGATTTATTAAGCCAGGCTGGCAATGCAATTTGCAGTGGCGCCCCAATACCTTTTTGGCCTGGTTCTCCAAACGGAAATAGAATATTACGCATCCAATCGTATCCTGGTCCAAATGCTTGTGATTTACCAGATATCATGAAAGGAGTTGAAATTGCAGGACCTAATCCAGGGAAACCTGGGTTTACAGAACCAAATGCTAAGTTAAGAGATTGAACTGGAGCTGTCAAATTTAGTGCATCTTTAGGAAACTTTCCTTGTGCCATACCAGCAAAGCCACCGAATAATCCACTGAGTGGATAACGGAAACGTTGGGTACCAAACTCATCCTTGTAGAAGAACCCTTGTTCTTCGTCATATTTTGTGTTGGTTAGGTCATAGATAGCACCTGAACCTGGCTTTGTAAGTGAATCAAATCCCTTAGCAAAGCGTATTACCTTGACTGGGTTTTGAACGCCAAGTTCTCCCCATTTTCTTATTGTATTACCCCAGGCTTGAACGAAGGGAAATATAAGTCTAAGTTTATTTGCTGCATCAATCTGGTTGTTTGCATCATAGAATAAATCTTTTACATACAAAGAAGCCTTGCGTGCAGCAGTATCATTGACATCATCAATAGACATGACGCCTTTAGCCTTGATTGGGTCATTCTTACGTTTTCTAATCTCTCTGTTAATGATAGAGATAGTAGGGTGTTTCTTACCCACAGCAATTAATTTACCAGAAGAGTTAGGAACCCTAATCTTTACTAAAGTTTCAAATGCATTCTTTTGCAACTTTTCAAGGTCAGCAACACTCATTGCTGGTGCATATCTACCGATGTAATCCCAGTATGCCATACGATACTCTGGTCCAAAGTTAACAAGGTTTTCAAGTTTAGCGGAGATTTCAAAGAAAGTATTAACCATTTGCTTTAGTTTTTTGTCTTCGGCAGCCAATAGTGTCTTGGTATCTGCATAGATTGCTTTACCGCCAGGCATTTCCTCTGATGTGAAATGTTTAACAAGTTGCGCCTTGAATGCTTTATCTGCCGCGTCCATGTCTTCATACTTGTTCATGTCTCGATAACGAGGCATACGTATGACTTCATCACCTTTTTTGCCAGGAACAACAACCACTCCATCGGCTAGAAGTTTGCGAATATAAATACCTTTTGCTCCAGTACCCATAAGGTTAACAAGAGCGTTTTCGTAACTAGCAGTTGAATTAGGGTCAAACATCCAGTTGTAAATATTCTCACGGTTTAAATTATCGTAACTAAATTCAAGGTTAGGGTCTTTAAGGAAAAGTGTTTTAAAGTCTGAGATGTTACGATTTTGAACATCAACTCTTGATGCATCGTAGATTTCTTTAAGGATATCGGTACGGTCAAAATTATTTATTTTAACAGATTCATTGGCAATGAGTTTGTCGACAATAGCATCTTTTGCTACTTGAGTATCTGCCTTAGCAACTAACTGCATAATATCATCTACGTCAAATCGAGCCAATGATGTGGCTAATGCCTCATGGTAGTTTGCATTAGTGTTGCCAATGACTTTATATATTTTGCCAATCATACGAACTTTGACATCTGTAGAGCGTGCATCTCCAGCGCTTACTCGACGGCTCATCTGACGCAAGTGTTCATCAATAGCAATAGTTGCTTCTTTGGCTGCCTGAGGGTCTTTAAAAGAGTTGCCTAAGATATCATTCTCATACTTAGCCCAGGTAGATGCAAGCTTTTGCATTGCGTTACCATTAGGGTCTGCCATTAACATAGCAATGTAGCCTGCTGGGTGATTAAGAAGAGTATCGTGGCCTGATAGATATTGGCGGAATTGCATTTCACCAACATTGCGAAGCATATAAGATATGCGGAAAGCCAACTGAGTTGTTTTCCAAACACTTGCTACTTCTGTTGCAAATTGGTCTATAGCAGCTTGAGTTCCAACAAGCGGACCTGATTTAGTATATTTTAAAAGAGCACGAACAATTGGTTGTGTATCTGGCAAACGTACAACGCTATCTAAGAATTGATGCGCATAGACAGCACCATTCATAGGAATTTCGTCACCACCATATACCAAGACACCAGCAGCATCTCCCGGTAAAGTACCACCTAGAACATATTGATTAACAAGATTTTTTGTTGCTCCAGATGGGCGCAATTCAGTTTGTAACATTTTTTCTAATGCTTCAAGAAGTTTTGGGTCTCCCTTACCATATTTATTTACTAGTGCAACATGTGCAGCAGTAAACGAATCATGAATAATTTTAGAACGAATTGTTCTTAGGCTTCTATCATTGGTTCCAGTTGCTTTTACAAGTTTATCTATTGTATCATCGATAACATTTTCTGGAACTTTTACAGTAGACATCCAGTTACGTAGTTCTTTAGAAAGGCGGTCTAGGTCATCTAGAGGTACAATAACAGAACGGACAACAGTTCTTGTAAGCAAGTTTTCCATACGTTCAACTCCAGCAAGTATTTTTTGATTTACTGGTGTCGATAATTTTATCATTGGCTGTAGATTTTCAATAGCCACATTTGTTTTTAACAACGCAGAACGGGCAATACTTGGGTCAGTATCACCAAGTCCTAGATTCCTGCGTAGTACTCTTAGCACATCATCTGCAGTACCAGCATCTGTTAGTTCTCTAACTACATCCATATCTAACTTATCGCCAAATAATCTAGAGATTCTAGATGGGCTAGATTCGTTTGCTATTAATCGAGCAACAACAGCAAAGCGCTTGCCTAGTAAATACTTGTTTGCCTTTGTAATATCGGCTACAGGAGTACCGCCAACATGGCTGACAAGACCTGTATCTGCTTTAAGCAGTTCGGCCATATGCCTTCTCGTGCCTATCTGCATCTCTAAATCCATGACGCCTTTAAGTTCAGCGTATGCAGGATTGTTTAAAATCTCTTTAGCAAGGTCAGGGTCATTTTCTACATACTTGCGTAGAGCCCTGATTTCGCGAATTCGTTGGTCTAATCCAGCACGATTTGCTTTAGCGGCATCAACTGCCATCTGTGCCTTAGCAATGACTTCCTCTGATGGCTGGACAACCTTCTCAACATCAAGCATAGCAGCGGCTGCTTCTTGTGGATTTAAACTTCTTCCAAGTACGGTGCTAGCATCAATTGCCTTACCACTTACAACCTTTGGATTTAGTACATATCCGCCAGTTCCACCATGGATAGCACGGATATTTTCAAATCCGTCTGCCTTCCAAATCTTAGAAACAGCCTTAACAATTTGAGCTAATGCTCCACCTGTCTTATCAAATTCCATTGAAAGCGTATAGACTTCATTTAAAAATGTTCCTAGATTTTGTCTTCCAGAACCCTCAAGCAAATCATCTACAAAACCTTGGGTATTAAGTCTATCAAATACTGCTATTTCTTCTGGAAATACAGAAAGACTAGTTCTCAATCCTTCTAACTCTACGTGAAGTGCAAGACGGTTGTTGATTTCTTTTGCTGCTCGTTTAGTATTATCAGCAATGTCTGTAAAATCTTCTGTTAGATTAACAATCTTGTATTCTCTAGTTGTTCCCTTTTTAAGAGCAAACTCATAACTTCCACTATGTCCAAATGTAACGCCAGCTGAAGGCAATTCATTTACAAAGATACCATCAAATGCATTAAGTGTGTTCTTTTCGTCAGCGGCTAGTTGACTTAAGTTATCAAGAATACCGGCTTGGTCGCCTGCTCTAATTGAGTCATAAATTACTTTATTAACCTCAGCAGCTTCAATGCCAACCTTAGGTCCAACTCCATTAGGAGTAGGAACATCTGAAACCTTTAATAGGTCATTAAGACCTTGCAATTTAGCCTCAGCGGTCTTTTCTTCTTTGTATATCTTAGGCTGAGTAGACTTTTGATAAGCATCTTCGGCTTTCATGTAGTGATTATCGTAGTCACGCTTGATATTGCCCAGAGCATCAGAGCGTTGTTTTAGTAATTCTTTTTCTGAGGGCAAAGCCTCAAGGTCTTTAATGTCAGCAGCGCGTTGTTCTAAGCGTGTTTCTTCTGCAGCAATTCTCTTAGCTTCTGCTAAATCTTGTCCACCACGAGCAGTCTTGTTTAAACTTCCACCACGGAAAGCAAGTTTAACCTTACTTCCCTCTTTGACAACTTTTAATGCACCTGGTCCAAGCCAAGTTGATGGGTCGGTTGCAACGTTAAGAGTTGCATCTACAATCCCAGATAAAATTTTATATTGTGTGCTATTAGGATTAGCGCCAACTGTCTTTAATAGTCCTCGGCCAATAGTAAAAGATTGACCATTGATACGACCATAAGCACCCATAGCCTTAGCCTGTTGCTTACCTACACGAGACTCTGGAGAGATAAAGAAACCAGAACCAGTACTTACACCATTGCCGTCAAACATGTCCCGTCCAAGGGCTCCAAGTGTTGTTGACTGGTTAAAAAGTCCTGCACCACTTGCATCTTTTACTATCTGCCCTAGGCCAACCTCACCCTTAGAAGCCGCGTAAACATCGCGCCCAAGTGTTGTAAGGTAGTCATAAGGTGTGCGCAATGCTGCAAAACCTACACGAGTTGTGCCTTTTAATCCACCATAGATAGCATCTTTAACAGTAGAAAGAAAGTTTTTATCTTTCTCCGCTAACGAAGGTAGTTTTTTAATTGCAGTTGCAGCAGTTAGGGCTTGATTAACACCATCTAAAGAAACAATCTTGTCAATACCAGGAGTATCAGCGTTTGCACCTTGTCGTATAAGAGATACAACAATTTCTTTGCTGAGATGTGGGTACTTCTTTACAATAGAATCAAAGTTAGCGTGTTGACTGCCGTCTAAACCAGCAACCTCTTGATTAATAAGTTGCTGGAGAACGCTTCCAGCGTTATCAAACATACCAGGTGCCCTGAATTTAGAGGGGTCGCTATATTTACCTAAATCAATTAGGTCTTTACCCGCCACTAAAAGATACCTTCTTCGTTATATGCCTCTAGCATACGGGCAAGTTCAGGAGTTGGATTCGTTTGGTACATAGCAGCAAGAAGAACATAGCCAGCATCATGTGTATTAAAGCGTGACATAAGCCCATCTGGACCAGTGCCTGCAGTATTTCCGCCAGCGCCATTAGTAAAGATATCATTTGGGTTATTTGGGTCAAAAATATTAGTGCTAGGTGCTACAATTCGTGGAGGAGGTGGCATTGTTATGTTAGCACTTACTGCACTACCAGTTGGTGTAATAGGAGCATCTTGAACTGAACTCTCATTGCGCATACGGTCTCCGTATGCACCACCTGATGCCTGTTGAATCTGAGCATTGCGTTGAATTCGTTGTACGCGCTCTACATTGTTTTTGTCGACTCGTTTAGAACCAGCGCCTACTCCAGAAACTACTTGTGGTATCGCCATTTTTAGTCCTCATCTTCGTCAATGTGTTTTCTAACGTCATCTAATGTTGGTATTGTTTGTAGCCAATCAGGATAGGCTTGCTTTGCAGAAAGAATATACAAAGCATTATCAACGCTAAATCCTGCCCTGCGCAAAGATTTATAAAATTCATGTAGTTCAATGGCATACCCGTCTAACTTAGAGTAGTCATTATCAACTACCTGCTTTTTACGAGTAGCCATGTTAGCCTCCCAGGCCTGCTAAAATACTTTGTAAGTCTTGTGGTGGTGCTTGTTGTTGAGGGGCCCCACCAGAGGGTTGTCCAGGAACTGCCGGGGACAGGGGCGCTTGTTCAACTGGGCCCTGTGGGCCTGGTGGAGCCATCTCTGGCTGTGCTGGTTGTTCAGGTGCAGGCACCTTAAACACGGCCAGCGCAGCAGCCTCTATACTTTCCCCTTTGCGGCGACGTTCAATGACGTCGGCAATGTTTTGAATAAGCATTGTTGGGTCTTGACCTTGTGCTGCCATGGTAGGAATTGCCTGTGCGCTTGCTGTAATTGCTTCGGTTAGGTTCTCTCGCATCTTTTCAATCTCAATGCGCTGCTCTTCTAACGTAACGTTAAGGCTAAACGGCAGTTCACGGCGGATAAAGTCTTTAGAGACTAAGTCTGCGCCAAGTGCTTGCAGTGAGAAGATAAGTGCACGAGATGGGTCAAGTCCTGCCATAAGTCCATAACGGACTTCAACAGAATAATCACCCTTGATGTCTTTGCTTGGTAGATATTTAAGTTCATATGGTGTGCCTTGGGCAACTCCACGAACATTCTTATCCATATCAAATAATTCTTGGTCCATACAGAAGGCTGTTTTAATAACATCTTCTAATGTCTCTGCAAGAATTGTTTGACCAGCTTTGATTTGAGAATCAAATGCTCCTAGAAGCGCTTGAACTCCTTGACCAGTAATAATACTGGCGTCAATGTTTCCAGTCCTACCCTCAGGATAACGTGCACCAAGTCTCATTTCAGATTGGAGTGCGGCTTGTTCCTGGAAGGCAGCGGCTGGAACATCTAGTTTCACACGGCCTACGCTTTGAGGCTGGGCAGTGCGAATAATTGCGTCTGGACCCATAGGAAGGTCGATAACGTCGTTTGGTACTACGAGTGGGGCTTGTACTGACTTCTCAGCAGCCTCCATAGCAAGGTTAGCAAAGCGTGCACGGGCTAACTGCACATAGATAACATCATCAAACTGTCCGCGCGTGTCATCATCAATGGCTGGACGGCGTGCAATGTGTACTGTCATCTTGCCTAACAAGTTTCTTGCCTCGTTAAGAATAAGATTATGGCGCATTGGGATATAAAATACTGTTACATCTTTATCCATATAGCGAATAAGTTCAATAGGTGAGTTAGTGTTTTGATTCCAACCTAGTTCACCTAGGATAGTGCGTGCATACTCAGGGTATTCATTGGCAAGTTCGCCAATAGTCTTGATATAGCGCTTAGAGTATGCAATACAGCGACCAAATCTGTCAAATTCAGGGTAAACACCCATAGGGTCTTCCACGCGAATGCGTGGCATGTTAGTTTCAAAGTCTGGCTCTACGTGAATAGGCAGGAATCCGTATGAGAAGTACCAGTCAGCACCCCAGTACATCTGTGACTGTAGCCGTGATGTATATACATAGTTGTTGGCTATCATTCCACGCTTGTCAGCAAAGGTGCGGCCTCTATCAGATGTAACGTTAGTTGCAGAACAGTTAAATGAAGGCAACGGTGCAAGTACTTCAGCCAAATCGCGGGCAGCAACATCAATAAAGTTAGCAATCATAGGGTGTTCCATGTTATCTGGGAACATATCTGGGAAGATAGATGCTATATTACCCTTGCGAACAGCCATAACATCAGCCATACGTTTATCGCGTGCAGCAAAGCGTACCTTAAGGTTCTCTACGCGTCGCGCAATGCTGTCAATGTCTGTCATGATATCCTATTCGTAGATTGAGAATTCATAGTCGTTGACGTTTACCACGTAACGATTCTGAGTCTGTGCTCTTGTAGCCCATTTGTTATTCAAATAGGACTGATTGATACTTGCATTTCCAATAATTTCTTTAGCACGCAGTTCGCAGAACCACAATGCCATGACGCAGTCTGTCTTACCTTTAGTCTCAGGCTTCCAAGTAATCAACTGTTGAATCAATGACTTGATGCCCTCTGAACCTTCCTGTGAAGGAAGTTCAAGTAAGTTATCATCTTGATGAGTGTTATTACGCGCGGTACCAAATAGGCCAGACATAGCCGCCACGCCAAAAGAAGTGTCCCATTTATTCTTGCCAGTAAACTGACTAGAGAACTTCACGCCAGAGTTAGCAAGGTATGAGCGCAAGTCATCATCTAGGGCATATGCCTTCTGATGAGCATTGGTCTCAATACGCAATTCTTGTGGTTGGTACTTAGTAACCCAGTCTTCAATCAAGTGTTGAATCTTTTGAGGGCTAGGGTCTCTCATGTTTTCTACATCTAAGATATATCGCTTGCGGGTCTG